TGGTAAGACTCGCTGCTAATGAGAGCCTCCCGTGGGATGGGGGATATGAACCCCAACAAAATGCCTACAGGTAAGCGCAAAGCCAGACGCGACAATACTGATTTCACCCAGTATGCGTCTGGTGGCGGGGTTAATGCTGCGGGTAACTACACCAAGCCCGGTCTTAGAAAAAGCATCTTCAATAGCGTCAAAGCCGCTGCGGTTCAAGGCACAGGCGCTGGGCAGTGGAGCGCGAGAAAAGCACAGCTAATGGCTAAACGCTACAAAGCTGCTGGCGGGGGGTATAAAGATTGAAAGCTCCACAGCAGTCTTTAAAGGACTGGGGCGACCAGAAATGGCGTACTAAGTCAGGTAAGCCCTCGTCAAAGACGGGTGAGCGATACCTGCCAGAGAAGGCAATAAAAGCCCTCAGTCCACAAGAGTATGCAGCCACTACCAAAGCTAAACGTGCAGGTAAGGCGGCAGGTAAGCAGTTTGTAGCCCAACCCAAGAGCATAGCCAGAAAAACAGCGGGATATAGATAAAAAGGAATGATGATGAGCATATTTACACACCCCACCACATGCGCTTTTAATCAAGAAGGCCCGTGTACTTGTGGGTATCAAGACTTTATAGATGAATGCCGTGCTGACGAAAACAAAGAAATAATAGATCAGATTATGGCGGAAGAAGAACAAGATTCGTTTATTCAAAGAGCTTTAGTAGATGAGCTTCTTGCTCATCCAGAAAATTATAGTACAACCGAAGAGTATTGTTAGAAAAACCGCAGGATATAGATAATGACAACTTCCGGCTCAACTGGGTTTACCCTCGACTTTGCAGAAATTGCTGAAGAGGCATGGGAACGCGCTGGGCAGGAAATGCGGACGGGTTACGATCTCAGGACGGCCCGTCGTTCCATGAACTTGATGACCATCGAGTGGCAGAACCGTGGCATCAATATGTGGACGATAGATCAGGGTGCGCTAACCCTGACAGCCGGTTTAAACACCTATGCCCTGCCTTTGGACACCATTGATCTGATGGATCATGTGATCCGCACCGGTAGTAACACGGCGTCTACTCAGTCTGACCTGTCTATCACGCGCATCAGTATGCCGACCTACGCAACAATCCCTAACAAGCTGGCTCAAGGCAGACCGATTCAGGTCTTTGTCCAGAGGTTGTCTGGCGTTCTGTCTCCGACCAACTCCACCCTGAGTGGAACAATCACCGCTACAACCACGACTATTACGCTGTCTACGGTTGTCGGGCTTCCCGGTGCCGGGTTTATCAGGATCGATTCTGAGGACATTTACTACGGCTACCTGAGTGGTAACACCTTGGGTGGTGTTTTCAGGGCGCAGAACGGCACCACAGCAGCCGCGCACACCACCGGAACGGCTATTTACAACCCGAATCTACCGGCAATTACCGTTTGGCTGACACCGGACAACACCCAGACCTATCAGTTCATCTACTGGCGGATGCGCCGGATACAGGATGCTGGGGCTGGGGTGCAGACAGCGGACATGAACTTCCGGTTCCTACCCTGTGTTGTGGCTGGCTTGGCTTACTACATAGCCATGAAAGTGCCGGATTTAGCGCCTCGTCTGGATATGCTCAAACAGGTATATAACGAGCAGTTTGACCTTGCGGCGGGTGAGGACAGGGAAAAGGCAGCAATCCGGTTTGTACCGCGTCGGATGTATATTAGCGGCGGCGGGTAATGGGTAATAGGTATGCTTCAGGCAAAACAGCGATTGCGATGTGTGATCGTTGCGGGTTTCGTTATCGACTACGAGACCTTAAAACCCTGATTATCAAGACCAAAAACATTAACCTTTTGGTCTGTTCTGAGTGCTGGGAACCAGATCAACCGCAATTGCAGTTGGGCATGTATCCGGTCGATGACCCGCAAGCCCTGAGAAATCCACGGACAGACACGACCTATCGGACCTCTGGAGTGCTTGCAGACGGGTCTCTAGGGGATGGTAGTAGGCAGATTCAGTGGGGTTGGAACCCGATTGGCGGGGCTTCCCTAAATGACGCAGGGCTGACCCCCAACTATTTGACGTTGGATATGCAGTTAGGCACCGTAACAGTAGTGACAACTTAAGGAGCTATTATGAAAAAGTATCTGTCTGGTGGTGATGTCAAGCAGGTCAAAAAGATTGCTGACAAAGAGGTTAAAGGGCATGAAAAGAAGATGCACGGTATGGCTTCTGGCGGGATTTTAGTCCGTGGTGGTAAAGCCCAAACTAAGGGTAAAATGGCTCGCGGCCCAATGGGTTAGGGAGTAGTTTATGAACTACGCAAGTCTCTGCACCAATATTCAAGACATCACTGAGAATACGTTCACAGCGGATCAACTTGCCATGTTCACGCAACAGGCAGAACAGAAGATTTACAACACTGTTCAGATTGCCAACCTGCGTAAGAATGTCACTGGGACTTTGACCAACGGGAACAAGTATCTGGCGGCTCCGCTGGACTTCCTGTCGGTCTATTCGTTGGCGGTATTTCCGACCAGTGGGGACTACACATACCTTATTAACAAGGATGTGAACTTCATGCGTGAAGCTTTCCCCGCCTCTACCGGTGGAACAGGGTTGCCCAAGTATTATGCGATATTTGGCCCAGCTTCTAACGACGTTACTGAATTGACTCTGATTGTTGGCCCGACACCGGATGCCACCTATAACGCAGAGCTTCACTACTACTATTACCCGGAATCCATCGTCACTGCCAGCACGACTTGGCTTGGTGACAATTTCGACTCTGCTTTGCTCAACGGCGCACTGATTGAGGCTATCCGGTTTATGAAGGGCGAAGCGGACGTTATTGCAAACTACGAAAGTCTGTATGTGGCTTCTCTGAAGATGTTGAAGAACCTTGGTGATGGTAAACAGCGTCAGGACGCTTATCGTTCTGGTCAGGTCAGGAATAAGGTTGCTTAATGTCTATCGTCCAAACACTGACTACTAGCTTCAAGGGACAGTTACCCCTTGCTGTCCACGACTTCACAACGGACACGATGAAGCTGGCGTTGTATTTGTCTACCGCCAATCTGGATGCAGACACCACTGTTTACACGGCTACCGGTGAAAGCTCAGGCACAGGCTACACGGCTGGTGGAATTGTTTTGACCAACGCCACTGTCCTGACCTACGGCACAACGGTATATATAGACTTCGATGATGCTGCGTGGGCGGGTGTTTTAACAGCGCGAGGTGGGTTGATATACAACTACTCAAAAGCAAACAAGTCCGTGGCAGTTATAAACTTTGGTGCTGACAAGACTTCGGTTAATACATTCACTGTTCAGATGCCAGCAAACACTTACACTTCTGCGCTCATTAGGATATAGACATGCTAGTCACTACCACAAAAGGCGAGATGGACGATTCCTTGCTGGAGAAGAAGGAAGGTTCTGTTGATAATGATAATGAGTTAACTACGTGGGTCGAGTATTGGCTTGATGGTGAGCTTGTGCATCGTTCGGCTCATGTGACGTTGAAAAAAATGCCTACCTTTGCGGGTGGCGAAACTGCATCAATAGGATAAGGAGCTTAAATTGGCAAATACCCAAAGTATGTGTACTTCGTTTCTTGGTGAACTGATGCTCGGTCAGCACCAACTTGGAACTGCAACGCTTGTTTCTCGCACGAGCTTGACTGCTCCAACCACGGATACCGTTAAGGCGGCTCTGTATTTGGCGTCTGCTACGATCAATGCTGCAACCACTGCCTATACCGTTACTGGAGAAGTTTCAGGCACAGGCTATTCGGCGGGTGGCGTGACGGTTACCAATGCAACGGCCCCTACCTCGACCAATGCTTCGTCTACGGCAGGTGTGGGTTATTGGACTCCTTCAGCATCTATTGTTTACACGACGGTTACTCTGACAACCGCTTTTGACACGGTATTGATCTACAACAGCACTCAGTCAAACAAAGCGATCTCTGTCCATACGTTTGGGTCACAGACTATTACTGCTGGCACTTTTACTTTGACCATGCCGTCTAATACGACCACTACCGCTCTCTTACGCTTGTCCACTACTTAAGGGTGAGCTATGTCTTTAGGCTGGGGGGATAGCACATGGGGTGCTAATGGTTGGGGCGGCACCCTTAGTCTAACCGGCGTAGCAGGGGCAGGTAATGTAGGCACGGTTGGCGCAAATAGAACCGTAGCCTTGACCGGAGTCAGCGCAGCAGGGACAGTAGGAACTGTAGTATTTAGTGTTACACAAGCGGGAACAGGTGATGCGGCAACAGGCTCGGTAGGTTCGATAACGCCGAGTCTGACCATAGCCCTGACAGGGGTTGCTGCAACTGGGGCTGTAGGAACGGTAGTCC